TGATGGTAAGAAGCATCAGATGAATCCAATGACTGCTCACCGCATCTTGGCTCACCACGACAACTTACACACTCCTGCAGAGAAAGAAGCATTTGCTTCTAGAATCCACAAGAGTGCAGAGTCACTCCATAACTGGATGCACGGTAAGTCAGACGACGAAGAGCTACCAAAGATCAGTCTCGGTGGTGGGGCTAAAGTAGGTGGTCTCGGCGGACGCAGCAGACCGACTATCTCAGGTATGAAGCCAGGTAAGAAGAAATAATGCCACTAATAATTGCTGGTGATCTTGTCAAAGCAGAACCGCAACCTCCTGGAAAGTCTTTCAGGGACTTCAGGCAGGAGGTTGCTGCTCAAGTTGAGAATAAGAATATCCAGACTAATTTGAAGAAGATTGAGGCTAAGAAAGCAGAAGTTAAGAACGCTAAGAGAACTTCGGCTTATCATCGAGATATGACGACAGTTCATAAAGTATAAATAAGAAAAACAAGTTCTCTAGGAGGAAGACTACAATGGCACAATGGGGTCAAAACGATCAGAGCGTTACTGCTAACAGCTCAACAACTGCAGAATCATCAAAGGGCGCACCTATCGGTACCTACGCCCTAGTTAAAGGTGACCAAGTAAACCGCGCAGACGGAGCTAATGCTCACTTCGGCAATACATCAGCTGGCTCGCGCGCATACACCGATTTTAACATGTTTGGTAACACCACGATCGGTGCTTTTCAAGCAAACGTGGCCAAGGGTGTCTTCGCAGTTAATGCTCAGATGATGCAGTCGACCGGTGGTAACCTCGCTATCGGCATTGTAACATCCGGTGGTTCAGGCTATCAAGCAAACGCTGCAGTTACTCTTACGGTAACAAGTGGTGGTACCGGCGGCGTTGTTAACGCATTCGCCAATACAACTGCAGGCTCATCCAATGCCGGACGCATCACAGCCCTCAACATTCAGACCAAGGGTTCTGCATATGTTAAGGCTCCTACAGTAGCTATCGCCGCTCCTGCAGCAATCAGCTTCTATGCTAACTCAACTGGCTTCGCAAACGGAACAGTTGCCGGCGCAGCAAATAGCTCGCTCATCATCACAAATGCCAACTCATACTGGCAGGTAGGCGACCGCTTCTATTACGGTGTTCCAACAGCGAATACTCCAATCGCTCCTCTCACCGGCAACACATACTACTACGTATCATTTGCTAACACAACCGTAATTAAGCTAGCAGCTACATCCGGTGGTGCAAACATCACCATCACAGATACTCGTACCACAGGTGCTGCAGAAACACACACCATCACCGGTGATACTGCAACCGGTTATGTAGATACCAACTCAGTGGTACCGCAGGTAACTCATGCCGGTTGGGTACTCCGCACAGAAGGTACAGGCGGTCGTGCAGGACGTATTCACTACGAGACACTCGTGGCGATGCACTCAGTCGGTCAGAGCGGAACTACTGCAACTGGCGTATACGGTACAGCTACAGTAACTTCTAACACCGTCGATCAGTACGTATAATCGGTTTAGAACATGGCAAATGACTCCAAGAGAGTTTCGCAATTAGGGATCACGACTTCTGTCGCAGCAAACGACAGGATCGTGGTCTTGACCAATCCTGGGTCTGCCACTGCTAACTTACAGTCAATCACTGTAAACAATTTCAACAACTATGTAAAAATTGCCAATCTTAATAATGGATCTAATACTCTAAGCTTTGATGCCAATGGCGTTCTAAACTTTCCGAACGGTGTTAAGCTAGGTGCTAACATTGAGGGAGATAACGCTAGCTTTGACATGTATGCTCCGGCTACTCTAAACTACATGGGATTATCTTATGGGTCAAACGCTTCTACCGGCGCCGCCAGTTATCTTACTTTATACAAGATGGGATCTGATCTCAACAGAGAACATCAATTAGGTATTCAAGTTTACAGAGGGACTGCCAACGGAGCCGACGGTGGTCTCACCGGTTGGCAATTTAATTCCAACGGCAGTATAACATATCCGGATGGAACAGTAGATTATGGCAACACCATAATTGTTCCAGGAAACTATGATATTCAAAGCATATCAAATACTTATATCCAAACGAGTGCCTCCAGTGGTGCAAAGACTTGGAATTTTGACACGACTGGAACAGTAACATTCCCAGATAGCTCTACTCAAAGCACAGCTTTTAACTTAGCTTCTGCATATACATTCACAAACGTTCATACTTACTCAGCTAACGTAACTATTAATGCGTCTGTTAACGTTTCAACAAATACATTAACTCTTGGCACCTCGACAAAAGCTGCAAACGGCTACACATACCTCCCAAATGGTATGAAGATGAACTGGGGTTCTTTTGTCTGCAATACCACCAGTAGAATTACTTTCTCCAGCGCGTTCGCAACAGCTTTAGTATCTCTTACTGTTACACCAAATGGTCCTTACTACGTAGGTGCAAACACTCCTTACATCTTTGCATCTAACACGACCACTGCAAATATCTACTCGGTCTCTACGACTACCACTAATACTGTTTATTATGTTGCAATAGGATACTAATAAAGAAATTTATAATGCATGAAAAATTAAGTGATGATAATTTCTTGATATACTGCGCGAGGTACTACGATAATCCTCAATGCCACTCCACCGAAGAGTTCATTGAAGACTTAAAGAGGATCAAGTATATCAAGAAGCTTATTACTCGCTATGTTGATAGCGGTGAGCTCAAAGATAGGTTGATCCTCAATCACTTAATCATACTTTATAATGTGTTTGGTGCCGAGCACATGACTCGCATACTATATCTTAAAATGAGAGGACAGTTCAAGTACATTAAGCCGTTCTTAATTCTACTTGGAGTCCTGCCTGAAAAGATCTATAATATTAAAGAAGAAGCCGTAATAAATACTGATATAATACCTATGGACGACGTCATCGTTCAGTCGCTAAGGAAAGTTAAAGATGACTAACTTAAGAGAAGATGGCGCGGCCTTTGCATCTACCACACCAGCAAATGCAGCTGGCTCTGGTGGGATTGCTGGAATTGGTGCGGGTGCAGCTGATCAACGTGAGCCCGGAGTAAATAAGAAAAAGAAGAAGCTCCGCGACATCACAGTAATGTCAACGCCAATTAAGAGACTCTTGCCAAATGACCTCGAACGATAGAATCGACATCGCTCTAGAGAAGCTAACCGAAATCTCAAGTGAGCTTAAAGCAATGATTGCAGTTCACGAGCAGCGCTTGAACCAGCAAGAAAAAGATACTGGCATCATCTTTAAGCTTCTAGAAAATAGAAGAAAAGAAATGGATGACAAGATCAATGAGGTCTATGTCGATATGAGTACAAAAGACAACAGCATCCTCGAGCACATCGAGCAGATGAGAAAAGAAGCCAACGAGCAGCACAAAGCTTTGAATGATAAGATCGGCAAGCTCGAGAAGTTCATCTGGGTAGCAATCGGCGGCGGTATGGTTCTCGTCTGGTTGCTATCATACGTAGCAAATTACTTTAAGATTATGGGCCACTGACTAAAAATAACTGTTTACTTTTCTTCCAATCTGTGTATAATAGATATATCGGATTGGAGTTATTGGAATGAATTGGTTAGAACAGAAGTACATCAGTCTAGTATCCCACAGGCTAGAAAGATTCAGTAGAAAATCAGCGGGTAGGTATAACTTCAGGTGTCCGGTATGCGGGGACTCTGAGAAAGATAAGTACAAGGCTCGAGCATGGGTCTATGAGGTACAGGGCAAGGGCAGGTTCCACTGCTTCAACTGCTCTACTTCTATGGGAGTTCCCAAGTTTATCAAGATGCTCGACAGCAACATCTACTCAGAGTACATGCTTGAGAAGATGCGTGACCAGAAGACTCCTGAGCAGGTCGATCTTGAGAACTTTGTTAATAAGATGAAGCCGCCTGAGTTTACCAAGACCACGCTCAAGGGGCTCAAGAAAGTAAGTCAACTACGCCACGATCACCCGATAAAGAAGTACATCGATGAGAGAAAGATTCCTCCAGCTTATCACTCTAAGCTCTACGTCTGTCATAACTTTTTCGCTTATGTCAATGGCCTCATTCCTGGCAAGTTTTCTGCCGAGTCGCTGAGGCGCGATGAGACACGACTCCTCATTCCCTTTCTTACAAGAGAGAAGAAAGTCCACGCTTTCCAAGGTAGGGCACTGGGCAAGAGCAATCTCAAGTATATCACGATTGTTCTCGACGAGTCAGAGCCAAAGATCTATGGAATGGACACGGTTGACCTCACCAAGACTACGTACGTCTTTGAAGGTCCTATTGATAGCATGTTTATTCCTAATTCTATCGCTACTGCGGGTGGCGACATCGCTTCTGCTCTATCTATTCTCGACAAGTCAAAGCTGGTAGTGGTTTACGACAATGAGCCTAGGTCAGCTGACACGATAAAAAAGATTGACAAGGCTAGGTTACTAGGTTATAATGTTTGCATATGGCCGGATAATATCGACGAGAAAGACGTGAACGATATGGTAAAGTCTGGAATGAGTCCTGAGTTTATCAAGCACATCATCGATAAGAATACTTATAGAGATCTGGCCGCGAAGCTTGCTCTTACAGCATGGAGCAAAGTATGATTAAGCTGACAAATATGGCAGACGGCTACCTTGGAATGCCTGTATATATAGCTGTAGATAAGATAGTCTCTGTGTTTGAGGCTAGTGAAGATGGTGAGGGAAGTCTCAGCACCGTCGTAATGACTGGACACGACCAACTCTGGGTAGTCGAAGAAGGTCTAAGTGAAGTGATTAAGTTAATAAGGGAAGTGAAGAATGCATAATGCTAGAATCGTAGCGGTGACGCAGCCAACCATCAGTAATCCCGATGATCCATTTGACTCTTTAATGGCAGTCGATGACTTCATCGCATACGTGGCTCGAGTGTCTAATCCGTCCAACCAGCACAATACTCTTACAGCTAATAAGCTTATTCGGTATCTAGCCAAGCACAAGCACTGGTCACCATTTGAGATGGTGCACGTGGTTATGGAGATCAACACGACACGAGACATCGCTCGTCAGATCCTGCGTCACCGCAGCTTCACATTTCAGGAGTTTAGCCAGCGCTATGCAGACCCTACAGGAGATCTTGGCTTTAGCCATCGAGAGGCACGTTTGCAGGATACAAAGAATCGTCAGAACTCTATCGAGTTATCTCCAAACGACAAGAAGATCGCTGAGCGCTGGGAGCAAGAACAGAAGTTTATCATTGACAATGTTAAGCGTAGCTATGATTGGGCGATTAAAGCAGGAATTGCAAAAGAGCAGGCACGGGCAGTTTTACCAGAAGGTCTTACAAATAGCCGTATGTATATGGCTGGTTCTCTGCGTAGCTGGATTCATTACTGCCAACTGAGAATGTCTAATGGAACTCAGAAAGAGCATCAGGAAGTCGCTACTGATGCTTGGTATCAGCTTACTGCTAAGTTTCCGTCCCTCAAAGACAGCTTAGACATCGGTAATTAAAAGAAAAGCCAGTATCCATTAGAGAATAGCATGCTTGCAAATACTGCACAGCCTACGCTTGCCCAGAGTAGCTCCATGCTAACTGCGAGAATGGAAGTAGAAGAGAGAACCATGGCGATCTGAAGAAATGTAATAGCCATTGAGTACCAAGGGCTGCGCTTCTTAGCTTCGTCTCTATCAGCTTCGAGTTTACGAGCCTCCGCCATGATCTCTCTCTTCTCACTCTCGTACTTCGCAATCATCTTCTCGTCCGGCTCTACGCGAAGCTCATAGATATTCTGTTTAATTGACTTTGCCTGATAGAAAGACCAAGTGTCGTTGATAGAAAGAGTAGCGCTTAAGATCTTGCTGCTGTTGCCATTTGACACGAGAGAAAATACTGCGAGAAGTAGAGCAAAGATAGAGATCGTGACAGCGCCACGTCCTTTCATAATTGCTTCACCCTCTGATCTTGACATACCTTTTAGCATTACTTTCCTCCAATTAAACTCTTAAGTAAACCTACACCCTGCTTGGCCTGCATCATGTCAACTGGACCACTCTGAATAGAACCCCAGACTACTGCAACTAGTAACATCAATGTTAGTCCGCAGTTAATGATCTGGATTACTGAACCTATACCAAGAAGATGCTCTACCCTAACTAACTCACGGGCGAGTAAGCTAACCATCTCGACTTCAGTCTTACATCTCTCAGCTTCATTTAACCAGAATGCTTTTTCTTTCATCTCGGGAGGGTATCTTCTCTTGACTTCCTGATCTACTATGGCCATTATTTGATACCAGCTTTAAATTCTAGTATCGACAACCTCTTGTCAACGTTGCCTCTTGATATAGCCGCGTCTAAAGCTAGTTTATCTACGCGGTCGCCCAGTTCTTCTCTCAGCTGCTGTCTACCCAATGCAGCTTCTGCCTTTATCGCTGCCCTAGCTTGCGCAGCATCTGCCTGCATCTCGAGTGTAATCTTTTGATTGGATGCGATGCTCTTTTCTCTGTCGAGAGTCATAGCGGCTCTTGCCAAAGCCGCTTCTTTTTCTACCTTGTCTATCTTCTCATTCAGAGATTCTCTGATCTGTGCCATGTCGATCGTCGTTCCCTGTGGAGGAATGGCCTTATTATCAGCATTGACGACTACGGCAACTTTGGATTTAAGTTGAATGATCTCGTTGTTAGCGGCACTCAAGGCCGACATCAAGTAAACGACGCAGCTAAAGAGAATAGGAATGCCAGCGAATACGATCTTCTCAATCAATGCGCCCTTACTTTGGTTGGAAGCTAACTGTTGCTCGACCGCCGCGATCTTTTTATCTTCGTCTGTTAACATGGTTTACTCCATTTTTTATTATTAGAACCCAGGTAGTATCTTAGATAACATGTGATAAGTTGAGTAATCACCACTGGCTTTTGCCATCATAGCAAACGCTGCTAAGAATACCCATAAGATTGCTGGAACGATGATTATTAACACGCCGCCGAGAATCATTAGCTGTTCTCTCTCTTCTGCAGCTTCTTTTGCTTCTATCTCAGCGCGCGCGGCAGCTTTAGCCAGTTCGGCTTTATCTTTAAAGTACTTTTCTTTTTCTGCTGCTGAGAGGGTAACGAGCATGCGAGCTTCTTCATCTTGAAGCTTCTTTGCATTCTCGGATCTTATTTTGGCATTCTTAATGGCTTGTCTTTGATTCTGTATCTTCATCTTGGCATTTGCAGCCTCTTTCATGCCCTTACGGTCTCTAAAGAGGTCTGTTATTCCAAATATGGACTCAGCTAGAACTTCGCCCCAAGCCTTGCCTAACTTGGCGGCATCTTTTGGATCTGTAGGTAGCATTGAAATTCTCTCTTTTTTTATTTTTGTAAACATAAACTAAAGAGAGTTCAATCAGCGTTACATATAAGTAGTTGGTCCAATCGTTAATATTTATAGAGAGAAACATGGTAGAAGCCGCCAGATATAAGTCTATATTCATTTCCGACATACATTTAGGCACCAGAGGTAGCAAAGCAGAGGTTTTGCTATCGTTTCTCAAGGACGTGGAGTGCGACAACTTATTCTTGGTCGGAGATATATTTGATGGGTGGAGACTAAAGAAGGGTTGGTACTGGCCGCAGGAACACTCGACGGTCATACAGAAGATTCTTAGAATGTCTCGCAAGGGAACTAAGATAGTCTATCTTCCGGGAAACCACGACGAGTTTATGCGTCAGTTTCTAGAGCATAACTTTGGAAGCGTAGAGCTCCACGACGAGACAGTCTACGAGGCTCTTAATGGTAAGAAGTACGTCATAGTTCACGGCGATAAGTTTGACTTGGTTACCATGAATATGAAGTGGCTGGCACATGTCGGCGACTGGGCATACTCTCTCCTCCTAAATATAAACACGGGACTGCACTGGGCTAGATCGTATCTCAGACTTCCCTATTGGTCACTATCTAAGTGGGCAAAACATAAAGTAAAAGAGGCAGTAAATTTTATAGGTAACTATGAAGATTCTCTCGCTCATTATGCTCGAATTAAACACGTTGATGGTGTTATCTGCGGGCATATTCATTCGGCTAATATTTCTATAATAGAAGATGTAGAGTACATGAACTGTGGGGACTGGGTTGAGTCGTGCACAGCATTGGTTGAGACTTTGGATGGAAAGTTTGAAATCATTCATTGGGGAGAAACCGATGTGGATACTAATCATACTGGCAATTAATGTTAACAATCCTGATGACATTCCTGGACAGGTTACTTTAAAGTTTCAAAACGGTCAGCAGTGCTACGAAGCACTGGCCTCACTTCAGTACAAGCTTAAATTTAGTAACTTTTATGTGTCGGGCAAATGTCAAAGATCTTAATCGTAACAGATTGCTATGAGCCATCAATCAACGGCGTCGTAACAACACTCAAGAACATAAAGAAAGAAGCCGAGAAAGACGGGTACCAAGTGCTCGTCATAGAGCCGTCTCTCTTTCGCAACTTCAGCTCAATGATATATCCGGACGTGAAGATCTCTATTCCAATCGGCTTCAGCAAGATGATAGATGAGTTTGGTCCGGACTATATTCATATCGCGACAGAGGGAGTTCTTGGGATCTCAGCTCTGTTCTACTGCAAGAAGAAGAACTACAACTTCACCACTGCTTTTCATACCAAGTGGGGCGAGTTCCTCAACAGTATTCTTCACATCCCAGTTAGCTGGACAAACTCTTGGCTCAGAAGATTCCACAAGAACAAGATCGTGTTCTGCACCTCGCAGTCGATGATAGACTACTTGACAAAAGAGAAGATAGGTAAGACACTTATCAGCTGGTCTCGCGGGGTCGACACAGATATCTTTGGCCCGCCAAGACTGACTCGCAATCAAAATAATATCTTCATCAAGCCGAGAAACCTGTTAACAGTCAATAGAATAAGCAAAGAAAAGAATCTCGATGCCTTCTGTCAGCTGTCGCATTTCCTATATAATCTTACGGTGGTCGGAGACGGCCCCTATCTCAAAGAACTAAAATCAAAGTATCCAAAAGTAAAATTCAAGGGAGCACTTACTGGTAAGGAGCTAGCTGCGGAATATGCTGCAGCCGACTGTTTCGTCTTTCCCAGTAAGAATGACACGTTTGGCGTGGTGAACATCGAGGCTCAGACTATGGGAACACCGGTCGCGGCTTATCCCGTAACCGGTCCAATTGATATTATTGTAAATGGAGTCAATGGATATGTGCACAATGATCTTAATGTTGCTATAAAGCACGCATTAAAGGTTGACAGAAAGGCCTGCTTTGATTATACTATAGATAGGTACTCGTGGAAGAGCGTTTGGAATACATTTAAAGAAAACATGGTAGGAGTAGAAAAGAATGATGGCGACGATTCAGGTAGTAAAGAGGGACGGAACAAAGGAGCTGCTGGACCTCAATAAGTTTCACAAGGTCGTCGCGTGGGCTTGCGAGGGTTTAAGTGGAGTCTCTGAATCGCAGATCGAGATCAACTCTCACATCCAGTTCTTCAACGGCATCAAGACTACAGAAGTTCAAGAGACCCTGATCAAGGCCGCCGCCGAGCTCATCAGCGAGGAGTCACCTAACTACCAGTACGTAGCTGGCAACCTCATCAACTATAATCTTAGGAAAGAAGTCTATGGAAGTTATAATCCCGTTGATCTTGGTAGCCATATTAGGAAAGTTGTTGAGCTGGGGTACTATGACCCTGATATTGAAAAATGGTATTCGCCTTTTGATCTTGCTTATCTTGATTCAGTTATTGATCACAAGCGAGATTTTAATCTCACATATGCAGGGATGGAACAGTTCCGCGGCAAGTATCTCGTTAAGAACAGAGTAACGGGCAAGTACTTTGAGACACCACAGATGGCTTTCATGCTCATTGGGATGGTGTTGTTTAGAAACTATCCAAGTGAAACGCGTCTAAAGTGGGTGAAGGACTTCTATGATTCAGTCTCTAATTTCGAAATTTCGCTACCAACTCCTATCATGGCGGGCTTACGCACACCTCAAAAGCAGTTCTCTTCGTGTGTTCTTATTGAGACGGGAGATAGCCTTGACTCAATCAACGCCACGAGTTCTGCGATCGTTAAGTACGTCAGTCAAAAAGCTGGTATTGGTATTGGTGCTGGGTCCATTCGCGCTATTGGTTCTCCTATCAGGAGCGGTGATGCGTCTCATACCGGCGTTGTTCCGTTCTATAAGCATTTCCAGTCTGCCGTTAAGAGTTGCAGTCAGGGAGGAGTTAGAGGCGGCGCGGCGACTCTTTACTATCCTATTTGGCACTTAGAAGTAGAAGACTTATTAGTACTCAAGAACAACAAGGGAACGGAAGATAATCGTGTCAGACATCTCGACTACGGAGTCCAATTCAATAAAGTTATGTATGAGAGACTGCTTGCTGGCGGAAACATCACTCTCTTCTCGCCGTCAGATGTTCCTGAGTTGTACGAGACGTTTTTCACGAATACAGACAGGTTCCGTGAGCTCTATGAAAGAGCAGAGAAGAACAGCAAACTTCGCAAGAAATCGGTACCTGCGATCGACCTCTTCTCTGCTTTTATGCAAGAGCGAAAAGATACTGGGCGAATCTATCTTCAAAATGTGGACCACGCTAACGACCACGGTTCGTTCATTAAGGAACTCGCACCGATAAGGCAGTCCAACCTCTGCTCTGAGATCGACCTGCCTACCAAGCCACTCAATGACCTGCACGATCCAGTTGGAGAGATCTCGCTCTGCACTCTGGCTGCTATTAACTGGGGAAAGATCCGTGAGACTTCTGATTTTCAAAGGCCTTGTACGCTTATTGTTCGTGCTCTTGACGAGCTTCTGGATTACCAAGATTATCCTGTCTATGCAGCAAGAAAATCTACAATGGACAGACGTCCTCTGGGCGTCGGTATCATCAATCTCGCTTATTGGCTGGCTCGCAATGACCTATCTTATCAACACATTGGAGTGGATGGACTAGCCAAGCTGCATGAGTATGCCGAAGCTTGGTCTTACTACCTGATCAAGGCATCAGTCGACTTGGCAGAAGAGAAGGGTATGATTCCCAAGGCCCGCGAGACTAAGTACTATCATGGTCAGTTCCCAATCGACACCTATAAGAAAGAAGTAGACGAACTTGTAACTCCAGTTTACAAGTTGGACTGGGAGTCTCTCAGAGCAAAGGCACAAACTTATGGCACCCGTAATTCCACACTCATGGCCCTCATGCCAGCGGAAACCTCTGCTCAGATCTCCAACTCTACTAATGGAATCGAGCCTCCTAGATCTCTCGTCTCTGTTAAGCAAAGCAAGGACGGCGTTCTCAAGCAGGTCGTGCCCGAAGTCAGAAAGCTTAAGAAGAAGTACGATCTACTTTGGGACCAAAAGTCACCCGAGGGCTATCTCAAGATCTGCGCGGTCCTTCAGAAGTTTATTGATCAGGGTATCTCGGTAAACACCTCTTATAATCCAAAGCACTTTGACGGCGAGGAGATCCCGCTGTCACTGATGCTGCAGCACCTGTTGATGTTCTATAAGTATGGTGGAAAACAGCTATATTATTTTAACACCGCGGATGGGGCAGGCGAGTTGGATGTTGGTACTCCACTCGCCATTGGTGAAACAGATGACGAGGATTGCGAAGCATGCAAGATCTAAACCCAATGTTGACACACGCTGAGTTGTTCGATAAGATCAATCGCTTGGACGACTACATCATCGTCCATGTAAAGCCGGATCTTACTCCAGCTCTCTATGAGTGCGAGACCAAGAAGCTATATAATGTACCTGAAGGCTATATGGATTATGAAAAGAAACATCTGTGGAGAAAAGCTGCATGAGAGTGATTGAACGACCAATGTCGACGTCGTATGTAGACGACGCAATCTTTCATTATTGTCAAAACAGAGAAGAAGCTGAAAACGCTTTTAGAGGTGTAGCTCCCGAAGATATTATCACTTGGGGTCGCACAGTAAATATGGAAACGTTTCAGCCATTGCTAGCCGTGATGGTCAGAGAGAAAGACAAGCCGATCAAAGATTGGTACAAATATATCGTTCCAATGGAACTTTATACAGAAGTAGATGAACTAAAAGAAAGAAAAGTACTATGAGCGATAACGTAAAAGATTACACGACTGGATACTCTCAGGGATTTAGAGACGGCTGGGAAGCTGCTATGAATACTTTTCTTAACACAAGACCACAGTGGACTCAACCTAAAGAAAATGGTTGCCCAGTCTGTGGAATGACTGGTGTTATGGGATATGTTTGTAACAACCCTAAGTGTCCAACAAGAATAACTTGCTAAGGAACTATTATGAGTGTATTCGATTCAACTAACCGTAAAGATCCTACAAAGGTAAGAGCGTTCTTTGACGATCCGCCTACCATTGCTCGCTACGACAAGCAGAAGTACCCATTCCTTGAGAAGCTGACGACTCAGCAGCTCGGGTTCTTCTGGCGTCCAGAGGAGATCGACATCTATCGCGATGCTAAAGACTTCAAAGGATTGACACCGCATGAGCAGCACATCTTTACATCAAACCTCAAGCGTCAGATCCTACTCGACAGTGTACAAGGTAGAGCTCCTACGGTCGCCTTCGGTCCAATTTGTAGTCTACCAGAACTTGAGAACTGGATCCTTACATGGGCATTTAGCGAGTCCATCCACTCTAGATCATACACTCATATTATCAGAAACATCTACTCTAACCCATCAGAGGTGTTCGACGGTATTCTAGACATGCAGGAGATCGTAGACTGCGCTGGCGACATCAGCAAGTACTACGATGAGTTGATTGCTTATAATAACGACTTGGAACATTCAAAAAATTTAGGTCAGAAAATTCTGCATGAAAAGTATGAGCACAAGAAAGCTCTGTGGCTCACACTTATGTCAGTCAACATTCTTGAGGGCGTTCGCTTCTACGTCAGCTTTGCATGCTCGTGGGCATTTGCAGAGTTGAAGAAGATGGAGGGTAATGCCAAGATTATCAAGTTGATTGCACGAGATGAGAACCTGCATCTCGCCGGTACTCAACAGATGCTCAAGGTACTCGTAACCGATGATCCCGACTTCGCTAAGATTCGCGAAGAGACCAAGGACGAGTGCATCAAGATGTTTAAAGATGCAGCCGAGCAAGAGAAGGCTTGGGCTCACTACCTGTTCAAGGATGGCTCGATGATCGGTCTCAACGAGACACTTCTCAACGACTACGTTGAGTGGATCTGCAACAAGCGAATGACTGCAGTCGGACTCACGCCTATATATAAGAATGGATCAAACCCGCTACCTTGGACACAGAAGTGGATCAGCGGCGCGGAGGTTCAAGTCGCTCCACAGGAAACAGAGATCACCAGCTACATTACTGGTGGCGTTAAGAAGGATATATCTGATGAAACTTTTAAAGGCTTTTCTCTATAGTCTAGTACTATTCACAACCGCTACATTTGCAGCGGACCAGCAACCACCTAAACCAGTAGCTTCATGCGCAGCGCAGGTACCCTATGGCACACCTTCAACCGTTGCTAATCACCCAGTTATCTGTCGCAATGCTTATATCTTGGAGCATGACCCAGTTGCTAAGATCCCGAATTGGGTTGCTTGGACTCTTACGCCTGAGCATGCTATTGGCTGCGTTGCTCGGACTAATGCTTTCGCTACTGATCAATCTCTACCTAACGGAGCCCGCTCTACTCCCGCTGATTACGCCCATTCTGGCTACGATCAGGGTCATCTAGCAAACGACGCCGACATGTCGTGGGATGATCAGGTAGAGCATGAGTCTTTCTACATGTCAAACATGTCTCCTCAGCTGCCCTCAGTTAATCGCGGCACTTGGAAGAACTTAGAATCCGCGGCGCGCGCGTGGGTTTATTCTACCAAGCATCCGTTCACCATCTATGCTGGCAACGTGTACTCTTCTTCATCGAAGACGATCGGCGACGACAAGGTGGTGGTACCCGACACTCTGTTCAAGATCGTCATCGACGATGTGACAAAGAAGTCATATGCATTTTTATTCCCTCACAAGGACGGTCTCGACTCAGACTTTACTAAATATCAGGTAACAGTTGCCGAGGTTGAAGTGGCTTCTAAGATTGTATTCCCAGTACCGGATTCAAAGACAACTAAGAATCCAGTTCCAGTGACTGACCTTAAAACATTGGCAGCAGACAAGAAGAAGCAATGTAAGGAGTAAGACATGAGCTGGAAATTAGGTTCTACCATCATGGATAACATCATCGAAGCACTTAAAGATCGCATCGATGATGAGGCAGTCAGAGAAGAAGTATACGCGACTCTTATTGAAGTTTTCATGGAGAATGACTGTGAAAATCTCGATGAGTGCTATGGTATAGACTCAGCATTTGACTCGGCACTAGACGATGCCAGCTTTGACCTCGACGATGAACTAGATGAAGAGCATATCTTCGACGAGGATGAAGATGATGATGATGATGAAGAAGACGAGTAATGTCCTATGACAATCCTTGGCTCTATAACGGGCAGGTTGTCGATTCTGAAGTGTTAGAAAACTATCTGGGGTTCGTGTACTTGATCACGAACCTCACTAACAATAAGAAGTACATTGGTAAGAAACTCCTGAAGAGAACCAAGACAAAAGTCGTCAAGGGCAAGAAAAAGAGATCACTCGTTGAAAGCGACTGGAAAGATTATTACGGTTCCAATAGAGAGCTGGCGGAAGACGTCGAGAAGCTTGGAATCCACAGCTTCAAAAGAGAAATCACGCGATTCTGTACCAAGAAGGGTGAGCTCAGTTATTATGAAGCACAGGCACAATTTGCTGTTGACATATTGCACAGAGATGATTATTATAATGGATGGATCAGCGTAAAGGTACAGAGATCACACTTACCTAAATGAGAATGTCATGAAACAGATGAACTTAGAAGAAGTTAGAGACTTCATCAGAAACACAAGCGACACCACTAAGATCTACATCGGAGCAGACTCGGAGCGACACAATAGAAAAGGATTGTGGTACGCCGACTACACACTCGCGGTTGTTATCCACCACGACGGCTGCAGAGGATGCAAAGTGTTCGGCGAGGTAGTGACCGAGCGCGACTACGACCAGAAGAAAGATAAGCCGGCCATGCGTCTCATGAACGAGGTGATGAAGGCTGCTCAGCTTTATCTCGACTTGGCCGAGTGCGTAGGCGATCGCCACTTTGAAGTTCATCTCGACATCAATCCAGACGTCATGCACGGCTCTTCATGCGTGGCTCAGCAGGCTGTTGGTTATATCCGTGGCATGTGTAACGTAGTGCCGATGATCAAGCCAAATGCGTTCGCTGCATCATACGCTGCAGACAGATTAAAGGACATCCTCGCTGCATGAGTATTATATTATCCGAACTTATCAAGTACTCAGATACTTGGGAAGGTCATGTGAAGTTTGCAAAGTGGTTGGCGGCTCAGTGGGATTATCCTCAGATCATTGATCTTGGTGTAGACTACGGGCTGTCAACTTTCTCGTTCGCTCTCGGCAACAGGTGTGCCGATGTAACAGGTATCGACTGCTTCGAGGGAGATCCCCAGTCAGGCTTTCGCGATACTCAGCAGGTTGTCAACGACTTCAAGGCAAAGCATAACCTGACAAATATAAACTTCATCAAGGGATACTTTGATGAGGTAGCTGAGCAATTGAGGTACTGCATCCTCGCCGACATCATCCATATCGATGGGCTGCATACTTATGAAGCGGTCAAGCACGACTTCAATACTTGGCTTCCCATGCTCAAGCATGATGGCGTCATCCTTATGCATGATACACGAGCATACAAGCCGGGTTTTGGTGTGGGTAAGTTCTTCTCAGAGATCAACATGCCTAAGCTAAACTTCAGCGGCTCGTATGGTCTTGGTGTAGTAAGTAGAGATGCTGAGTTGATTGATAAGATTTACGATGAGTTCACTGACAAGATTGATTATCTCTATTATCCAGGTGGTAAATGAACGGACATCCCAACATACTAATAGTCGCTGAGAAGTTTCCCAACGACTACAATCCGAGAACTACACCAAATCCGGCCGAGGGCTTTGCCGAGACATTCAACCTTCACTTCGTATCGAGCTTGAATGTTCTCGACGAGGTGCTGGCTACATGTAAGATTGACTTGATCGTTGTAGATCAGGAGTTCTGCTCTGACTTACCGGTTAACAGTGAGTACGAGAATAAGATCCTATACATCAACCCGATTGATATGATTCACCTGCTCGATGGCGACTACCTGTTTAAGCACTACATCTCATCGATGATGAAGCCGGTTGATAAGCTGATCAGCGTATTCACGCCGACGTACAACACCGGTAACATGATCTTTGAGACGCATCGCTGTCTCTGCAACCAGACCTATAAGAACTGGGAGTGGGTTATCATTGACGACTCAACAGACGATGTTACATTTACAATGCTGAGTGATCTCGCAAGCAGAGACTATCGAGTCAAGGTGTACAAGCGATCTCAGAGATCTGGCGTCATTGGCTATCTCAAGAACAAGGCTGCATCTCTCTGCAGCGGCGATATTCTAGTTGAGCTTGATCACGACGACATCTTGACTGAAGAAGCACTTGAAATCATCTTAAACGCATTTACAGCTCATCCTGAAGCCGGCTATCTCTTTAGCGACAGCGTTGAGTTTTATCCTGACATGCAGAGCCGCACCTACGGCGAGGGCTTTGGAATGGGCTGCGGTACCTACTACGAGTTTGAGTATGGACCAGATACATTTACTGCGTGCGCTGTACCACTCAACTCAAGGACTCTTCGCCACAACGTAGGACTTCCCAACCACATTAGAGCTTGGCGTAAGAGCTTCTACATAGAAGTCGGTGGCCACAATAAGAACTTAGGCATCGCAGATGATCACGAGCTCTCGGTGAGATCATTCCTCAACACTCGAGTAATCCACATCAACTCGGTGCTCTACTTCCAGAGAGTACGCGAGGACGGACAGAACACCACCAACACGCGCAACTCAGAGATACAGAGAACATCACGCGGCATCTTTGACTATTACGACAAGCAGATACACGATCGAATAGAACAACTTGGTTATCAAGATCTAGTATGGGATAGCATAAATAACAGGTCTGACTTAGGGAAGGCAATTGATATAAAAGAAGACTACTCAATAAAATACATCCCATAGGGAGATCAAATTGCTAAAAACTAAAGTCAGCCACTTCTTTGGATCACAGGAGAGGTGGAATATCCAGCTGACACGACTCGACTTAGATACGGAAGACCTAGACGAGAAAGAAGCTCTTGAGAACGGCTGGCTTATCTGGAATAACAGGTGGTATAACTGCAGGAGTGTTCGCCTCCGCCTAGATGACTATATTCCAGTCAAGACTCTATCTTCAATCACTGCCGGATTTACCACCGACCTAGACGTAGTTGCCAAGATCTATCGAGAGTTCTTGGACTACAAGGGATACACTGAAGAGTTTGATCTCTTTCTCGAGCAGCATAGGGCCGAGTGGCTTCTACTTAAAGATAGTGGAGTCCCAGTGGCATTCACTAAGTTTAAGAAGTACGACGGCGGGATTGAGTCTGAGTTTACGTCTTGGAACTATCACAATCCTAAATTATCGATAGGTAAAGTGATCGTTAACTTTGAAGTTGAGTATGCAAAGAAACTCGGGTACGAGCATCTCTACATCGGCCAAGGATATGAAAAGGGCAGCGTCTATAAAAATAAGTTTGCTGGATTTGAGTGGTGGGATGGTAACGAGTGGACCACCGACCAAGAAAGATTCAAGTTCCTATGCGAGCGAGATTCTACAATAAATACATTAGATCAAATAGACGAGTTATTCAATGGCGAAGTTCGGTAAAATAAAGTCAATACCAGTACTCAGTAAGAAAGAGACTGACGCATACAGGGAGCTCTTGGCTAATCCCAAGTTCAAGGCTCGCTTGGCTAAGATACACTCGACTCCAGTGATATATGGTTTCGACATCCCGTTTCTCTGTGGATATAGTAAAGACGCCAGTAAAGTATACTGCGATCGCCACTTCCAGACTATGTGGAAGGGCGTCGATCTCATGAAGTTCCTCAAGGTTCACGAGCTCGTAGAGAAGGCTATGATTGATCTCTACGACTATCGCTATGAGTCTGCTCACAAGATCGCCACTTACTTCGAGGCACAGGCGGTTACGAAAGCCGGCATCAACTTCACTTCTTATCAGGACTATATTAAGCCATTCATCAAGCCTATTGAGCACGAGAAGGTACAGAAAGTACCACACGATCTCGACCTCACTCCATACAAGGATGAGAAGGGATTCCACAAGCTAGCTAAGCTGCTTGCCAAAAAAGAACACATTCACGAGACGAAGATCAGTCTTGAGTACCATAACGAGCTTAATCCAAAACTGTGGGATGATTGGCAGCTTAAGCCTGAAGTTAGAGATAAGTTAATCTCGTTTGCTTATGCGTGGGCAGGATTCGCTAACATTCCCATGAACATCGTGCAGGACATTATCATGATCGGTGGTAACTGCAACTACAACTATACCAAGATGTCGGACATCGACGTTCACTTGGTACTTGATAGAAATAAGATCAGCAACGACAGGGCTTTAGTAGATGATTATCTCCAGTCAAAGAAGACTCTTTGGACCCTCACCCATAATATATCAGTCTACGGGTACCCGATCGAACCATACGCTCAGGGAACCGATCAGCCCTATCAAAAAGGTCAGGGGGTTTACAGTCTCAAGAGAGACGAGTGGATCCAACGTCCTGTACAAGGCGAATACAATTTCGCCAACGACATCAACTTAAAGCGCAAAGTTCTATTCTACAAGAAGACGATCGACGACATCATCAAGAACAAGATGGGTGAGAGCGCTGTAAAAGAGTTTAAGAAAAAGATGTCGGACATGAGAGCCGCGGCGATCTCCAGCGGAGGTGAGTTCTCATTTGAGAACCTGATATTCAAGGAGCTTCGCAATAGAGGCTACCTAGATAAACTTAATAAATATGAAAAAGGTCTGAAAGATCAGCAACTTAGCTTGAGGTGAATATGTTATTAGAAGAAATGATCATGATAGACATGCTGACGAATGGATATAATCCACTCCTGAAATTAGATGTTGACAAATATTGGCAAGAGAGGTTATAATAGGACTATGATTGGACACGTGGAAATATACTCAAAGGACAATTGTCCATACTGCAATCGAGCCAAGCAGCTGCTCAACACCATGAACATCCCGTTCAATGAGCAGAAGCTCGACAGAGACTTTACTCGCGAGATCTTACTCGAGAGATTCCCTAACGCAAAGACATATCCCGTAGTAGTTGTAGATGGATTCCACATCGGTGGATACTCTCAGCTATCTGAGATGGTCAATTCCAAGACTCAATCAACGGCCGTACTACTTAATGAATCGCTATAACTGGAGACTATATAATGCAAACCTATGTGAATCGCGACACCTTGTTGCAAGATCTACGCCTTCATACCTGTAAGATCCACTTCACCAAGATCAACGGCGAGAAGCGCCAGATGATCTGTACCCTCCTCCCCGAGAAGCTCCCACCTCAGACCAATCGCTCTGCACTCGAGGAAGCGCACAAGCGTCCTGAGAACCAAGAAACTATCGCCGTGTTTGATCTTGAGAAGGGTGCATGGCGCTCTTTCCGAGTCGACTTGGTAGAGTACGCCGAGATCATCGACGGGTACTGATAAATAAACCATCTTTCAACTGCTTATAGGAGTATCTATGAAATGACAGATTATTGGGGTTTTCATTTGATCTTAGACTCAGCCGGTTGCGATCACGCATCAATCACCAGCTATGAAACCATCTATGAGTTTGCCAAGGAGCTTGTCGTTGCTATCGACATGGTACCATATGGCGAGCCACAAATTGTAAACTTTGGCAGTGGTAATAAGGCTGGGTATACCTTAGTACAGCTTATCGAGACCAGTAACATCTGCGCTCACTTCGTCAATGAGCACGATCACATCTATCTAGATGTGTTCTCTTGCAAGACATTTGATCCTGAGATCGTTATCAAGCTTGTTCAGAAATACTTCCGAGCACAGAACTACAACACTGCATTCCTTGAGCGTCAAGCACCCAATCCCCAATAACTGGAGACTTTTGTTATGAATTATATTTGGTCCGACTTTAATCATGAGTCTGAGTTCTCTCAGATGCAGATCAAGGCTAAGCAGGTAAATGGTCCAGAGTACTGGCCAACGATGCGCAAGGTGTTTGAGCACGACACAGCCACCTTGCCTCTCACTCGCTTTCGCTTGTGGGCGAGCTGCCACAACGTCCCTCTCATCACCACAGGTCGAGTCGCTCGGTTTCTCGGAGCGGCATTTGACGCGGCGATGAAAGACGATAAAGTATCGTATGCTCTTAAAGAGAATTGGATCGGTATTCCAGAGTCTCAGAACCAGTTCCTCAAGGTAGCAGATGACTTCGACACTAGCATGCAGCGGGTTCAAGACGTGGCTCACCTCGCTATCTGTGGCTTCACCCCGGATATGCTGCAGGGATACAACAGCATCGTTGAGATCGGTGGTGGATACGGTGACATGTGCTCGGTAGTTCACGACATGGGCTTCAAGGGCAAGTACACGATCTATGACTTCCCTGAGGTGCAGAATATCCAGCGCTTTTATCTCGAGAAGCAGGGCATCAACGCCAACTTCGCAACTGATCCGTCAGAGCTTGAGAAGGCAGATCTCGTCATCGCTACTTGGTCGCTCAGTGAGATCCCGATCGACTTCCGCGAGACAATCATGGAGCGAATCATCGACTCACGGAAGTGGTTAGTGATGTAT